ATTGGTACTTCTGGTTGGCGGCGTCCTGGGTCATGTTCTGGCCACCGTAGCTGTAGTTCTGCTGGGCGCTGGTGCCGATGGCGCCAGAGCCGGAGCCGCTTTTCTTTGGTTTGCTGCCCACCGCCGCCTCCTATACGCCGCCGAACGAGAACATGCCGAGCGCCGACTTGCCGATGCCGAACAGGCCGTTGAGCATGTTCTGGTAGTTGGCGCTGTCTTGGCCGTATTTGGTCTGGATCGCCCCGGCGATGTCGAAGGGATTGACCTGGCTGCCCTGGAAGCCCGCCGCCTGCGGCACTGTTGCGGGCGCATTTCCAGCCAGCACCGACAGCTCATTCAAGATCTGATTGCGCAGCCCGGTCTTCTCGCCCCACTGCGATTGTCTGAGCGCATTGGCCTGGTCGGCCCAGGTGTTCTTGTTGAGCCACCCTTGCTGGGTGACCTTGTTCGACGCATCGGCAACATTGCGGGCTTCGCCAGCCTGCTGGCGGCTTTCTTGACCTGAAGCCAAATAGGCCTGACGAGCGGCTTCGGTCATCACGTCGCCGCGCGCCTGGTCGGTGGCGTAAGCCATCTTTGAACCGGGGGCACCCATGCCACGCGCCGCCAGCTGCACGTCTTGGTTCTCCCAGGTCGGCTGCGCGCCACGCCGGGTTGACGCCATGATGGCGTCTTCGATCGCCTGCCGGTCGGTGCCTTGGTAGTTGGCTTGAGTTAGGTCGGGCGCCTTCTCATACTGCTGCCAATTGACCATGCCGGAGGTATCGATCGGCCGACCGAGAATATCCTTGGCCATGCCGAGCTGCTGGTTGGCGAGCTTGCCGAAGCCGAGCTTGGCGTTGTTCTCCTGATCGAAGATCGCCTGCTGCGCCGGCGACAGCGTCGTCTTCTGGTTCCATTGGGTGCCGTAGCCGGTGATGTTGCCTTTGGCGTCGTAGATCGGGATCTGCTGGCCAGGCGAATTGGTGACGTCGCCATAGGGCGTCGACTGATTGGCATTCGAGCCAATGGTATTGTACTGGCTGGTCCAGGTGTTCTCCTGGCGCTGCGCGTCGGCCTGCTTGTAGGGGTCTGGTGCCTTGGGTTTCGAGCCCATCACTGCATCCTTTCGACCGTATCGTGGGTCTGCTGGACGACCCGAAAGCGGAATGGCGTGCCCCTCAGATACGGACAGTCTTCCGGCAGCAGCCCCCAGACGCGGGCATCCTGGTGGTGGTCGTAGCCGCGCCTCAAATAGCCTTCCGGCTTGAACCCCATCCGCCACACCTGGCTGTTGGCGGAGAGGTTGTCAGGCTCGACCAAGGCGGTGATCCGCGCCGCACGGGAAAATACAGTTCTGTAAAGAGCGGTGATCAGCTGTCGCGACAGCCCCTTGGGGTTGGCGACGGCGAGACTGAAGTGGGCGTCATGCGGGCTTTTGAACTCGAACACGATGACCACCGCCGGGGCGGCGCCGTCGAACACCGTGCAGCAGAACCATTCATCGGCATCACTGAAATCGACGCGGCTGTAGTCGGTGCCGGTCATCCACGAGAGGAACTCGCGGGCAGGTCCGTTGAGCGGCTTGAAGGAGACGCGGAAACGCTTCATCCGAACACCGACCCGGTGTCATAGAGGATGTCCCAACCGAGGATCGAAAAGCTGCAGTCCTGTATCCGCGCCGTCATGCGGATGGCGCCGACGCGGCCGATGGTGCCGACGCCGGTCCAATTGGTCCAATTCTTGGAGCTGTAGACCCAGTAAGTGTCGTTAGGCCCGGCGGTCGGGTCCTCCGGCCATTTGGAGACATCCCAGGTGGCGTCTTGGCTGCCGCTCGCGGTGATGTCGGGGGTGTTGAGGACCGCGGAGTTGTCGTAGTCGACCTGCACGTCGACCGCCGGCCGCGGAAAGCCATCGGTCAGAATGTACGGCAGGATCATCTTGAAGTGCTTGATCGCCGGGGTCTTGTATTGGCTCCAGGCGGTCTGCACGTCGATCCTGATCGGCTTGCCGTCGTCGCTCTGCAGATTGGGGTGCATTTGGTAGGTGTTGCCGAGGTCGTCGCCGAAATAGACATACGGCTCGATCCACCCCCAGCAGCGCGCCGGAACGTCCTGCCACTCGCTCCACGCCGGCTTGGCCATTGCCCGCACCATTTGCATGTAGCGACCACCGCCGAGCGGGATGTTGCACATCGCCCGACCGGAGTTGGGGTTGAACTGCAGCTCCCAACCGAAATTGTCGCGGTAGAGGTAGGCGTTGCGCTGGAACCGGGTGACCACCGATTTGTCGGACGCCTCGGTGCCCTCGCGGCCCGACTTCAGCACCGTCGACATCGGCGTCAGTCCGACCGGCGACAGCAGATACAGCTCGCCGCCGTAGTTCATCACCGACCATTTCGACATCGGCGCTTCCATGCGGAAAACACCGACAAGCGAGAAATCACTGGCTGGATCGACGCCGGAATAGATCGCCACTTCGCCATTGGTGGAAAAGACGACCAATTGGTCGTCCATGCCGGCGCCGCCGTCGACGGTCCACGTCGCCATCGCCTTGATCGAGCCGCCGCGGCGGAAGATGGCGTTCATCGGCAGCACCGATAGCTCGCCGTGACGCTGCTGCAGCGGCAGGTAGTAGACGGCGAGGTTCTGTTCGTCGGCGAAGAACAACCGGTTCATGTGGCTGACGACGATCGACAAATCGGCGATCAGCAGCCAGGTGTTGCCCTTCGGCGGCTTGACGGCTTCTTGGACAAAGGAGCCCTGCTTGGTGACGCGCATCGTGCCGGTGGTCTGATCACTGCCCCAGTTGGTGGTGTCGACGCCGACCAAGGTGAAGGTGTTCGGCGTGTCGTTGACCTTGGCGATATTCTGCGAGCCATTGGCGTTGGCGTGACCGGCGTCGGCGCCGGAGACGACTACCGCGTCGCCATTCTTGAACTTGGAAATGTCGGCGGCACCAACCGTAACGATGGCGTCGGTCGCCGGCGGCGTTCCGGTGAGCGTATTCTTGCCGAGCTTGGTGATGGTGATCGGGCCGACATCGCCGCTCTGCAGGCCGTCCCACGACCAGACGCCGTCTTGGCCGTTGACCATCACCGTGCGTTCGGTGTCGCCGAGATCCGAATGCGTCGTCCAATGCCAATCATTGGAGGTGAAGCCGGTCTTCAGCGTCAGTCCGGTTTCGGCATCGCACAGTCGGTTATTGGTCGCTGCCGCCAGCCGCTGCGGTTCGCCGTAATACGGCACCAGATGCTCGACCGGCAGGCCGCCGGGCATGGCGGCGAGCTTCTTATAGCCGGCACGAACCGTCAGCCGGTCGTCGTTCGGGTAAAGATTGGTAAGAATGGCGGCGAACTTCTGGTCTGCCTCCTGGGTCTTGGCGTCATCCATCAGGCCTTTGATCGGCGGCGAGATGTGCAGCAGCTTGGCGCGCGTCTTCTTGACCGTGACCGGTTTGTCGGGGAAGACGAATTTGTTGGGGACCAGCCTCATACGAACCGCCCATCGTCGAGGTTCAGGTCAAGGACGCGATTGTTGGCTCGCACCGCCAGCTTGTTGAGACGAACGACGAAGTCGCGCATCGCCTCGCCAAATTCGAGCCCTTTAGCTTGCAAAAACCGATATTTGAGGCCGTTGACGGCGACGCGGGCGTCGAACAAAAGACGATCATCATCAGAGGATGGCCGCGTCAGAAACTTGCCATCCTTATTGACCAGCCAGTGGCCGTCGCCGAGCAGGTCCTGATAGTGCTCATCCATCAGCACGTCGTCGGCAACGGCGCTGAGGAGCGCCGTCATCTGGACGACGTCTTCGTCGGCCGATCCGAGCGCCTGGGCGAGCGGCGTCTGGCGGATGCCGATCTCCATCGATGCATCCGAAACGGCCTGAACAACGGAGATCAGCTCTGCCATTAGCCGGCTGCCCTCGTCCGCAAGGCTTCGATGGTCTCCTTGTTGCTGATGATGGTGCGGCGGGCATCCTCTAGGCTCTCTTCGAGGGCGCCGATGCGGCCGTCGCGAGCCCTGAGCAGCTCCTCATATTTGCCGGCTTGGCCCTGCAGTTCGATCAGCTTGGCGGCACGCTCGGCGAGCTCGCGCAATTCGGCCGGCATGTTGCCGTCCTTACGCCGCGCGGCGAGCTGCTGGACGGTGACGATGTCACGGTCGGCGAGCATCTTGAACAGTGCCTCGGTGCAGGCTGGCCACATTGCCAGCGGGTAGCCCTCGGCGAGCAGCACCCTGCGGGCGGCGTTCTCCTTCTGGAACATCTCGAAGGCGTGCTTGTGCTCTTCGAAGTCCTGCGGTTCGGCTTCGCGCTGCACCGACAGGTAGGGCGGCCGATCGAGGCGGATGCAGATGGTCTCGTAGTAGCGCGGCAGGCCGTCGTCGGAGACGCCGTCCTGTTTCCACGAGGTGTAGAAGCGCGCCAAAGTGGGGGTGTCGGACAACTGAAATCTCCATGGAAAGGTGGAGCCCCCTGGGAGGCATGGGGGGCTCCAGCGATACAGATCAGGCGATGATGAGCCGGCCCTGCATCGAGCGGTTGCTGAGGGTCAGCGCCCCCATGAAGGCGATGTGATTGGTGATCGCATCCATGTCGGTGGAGCTGTCGGGGAGGTCGAGCTTCTCGAAATTGCGGCCTTCGTAGACCTCGAATTTCAAGTATTTGGTGTTGATGAAGTAGCCTCCGACGAGGCCGGTGGCGGCACCGTCGAACACCAGGGACGCCGACTTGTACTTGAGCGTTTCAAAGCCCAAGCCGCCGAGTTTGGCGTCAGCGTACCGCTGCTGCTCCTGCAGTCCGCCCTCGTAGGTGGCGTAGATTTCGCCGTCGACGACGACCAGGTCGGCATGTTCGGTACCACGCACCAATTTAAGCCACAAAGCGTTCATTGCGGCTTTCAGGTCGGCATACTGAAGCACACCGGTCTGCCTGGTGGCGGTCTGGAACTGGTTTTTCCAGAAAGTCCAGGTAGAGGCATCGATACCACCGACAATACCGGTGCCATCGTTGGTGATCATTGCTTTAAGACCAGCGAACGATTTCGCAACAGTACCATCGCCATAGACGGCTTTAGTAATGTTATTCTTCATCGTTGCTTCGGCGTTATCCATCTTGCCCTCGAGGAGGTTCAAGATGCGCTCGCGGCCCTTGTTCTTGGCCAGATCGGGGCCTGATAACGTGACGGAAGCAACAGCGTTGGCCGGCTCATAGTCGGCCTCGCTGATCGTTTCTTTGACAGCACGGCTGAGTAGTTCCGTGCCCATATACCAGGCGAATGTTTCCTCCGCGTACGTCAGAGGGCAGTTAATACTACGACCGCCGTCGACTATACGAATTCTATTGCCTTCTCGCAGTAAAGCCGTCACAGCGTTACTGTTGGACACGTTATCCGCGAACTGTTTGTGATAGTTCGCTAAAGTTGTAGCGACTAACTGGTTGACTGTTGGTTCGGCCATGGCCGGCTCCTAGGGGTCTAGAAGCCAACCTCGTCTGCAGAATTTTCCAGTGTGTCTCTGAGGCTGCCGTTGCCTTTTTTCTCCTGCGCCGGCTTCGACACGGGGGAGGTCAGCCCCCGGACGTTGCTACGCGCCGCCACCCTGGCTCGTTCGTTGGAGTATTGCTGGCTGACGCGGTTTCGCTCCGCCTGCAGCATCTGTTCGCGAACTTGCGGGTGAGCCCAGCAGGCTTCGTCGTAGGTCTGGTGGAGGTCGCGTTGCGGGTTGGCGCGGAAGGCGTCGATAATGTACGGCAGCACGGCGTCGAAGTAGGGGCGGAGCGGCCGTCCGTCCTTGTCCTTCTCATCCGCGTAAGCATCGATCGACCCGCGCGTCACCTTGACGGCGTCCTGCTCCAGACGTTGCGTTTCAGCCTGTCTGAATTGATGGAGTTCAGCAC